GAGCGCATGTTCCGCTACGGCAAGATCCTCGATGCCAGCGACATCGACCTGAGCGACCCGGCGAACCCTGTAGCCCGGATCCACCACGACGATGACGACGATGGGCAGCCCGTGAAGGGCCCTTTCGTGCGCTACGCGACGATCGCCGGCGCCAGGAACCAGCACACCCCGCCGTCGCCCGGTCAGCAGTTCCTGCACATCTCCCCGGACGGTGAGATGGAGGCTGGGCTCCTCATCCCGCTCGGCCATTCGACCGACATCCCGTCACCCTCGACGGACCCGAAAACCCACATCGACCAGGTCGGCAAGACCAAGCTGACCCAGACCGACGGCACTTGGAAGCAGGAGGTCGAGAACGCCTCGATCTCGCTCACGGCTGGCAAGCTGGTCATCACGGCCGGCGCGACCACCGTCACCTACGAGGACGGCAAGGTCACCTTCGACACCAAGAGCGTGAAGCTGGGCAAGAACGCCAATCTGGGCGTGTCGATCCAGGGCACCGTGGACAACGGCGGGTTCGTCGACATGGGGCCGTTCTCCGCGATCCTGACCACGGAGTGATCCATGCCCTCCACCGGCATCGACCGCCGCACCGGCAAGGTGCTGCGCGGGCTCGCGCACGTGCGCCAGAGCGTCGAGGTGATCTTCACCACGCACCTCGCGTCGCGCGTCATGCGGCGAACCTTCGGATCGCCGATCCCGGTCCTGCTCGGCCGCTCGAACCTCACCGCGCCTGAGCTGCTGCGCTTCTACACCGCCATCCACATCGTCCTGGCGCTGTGGGAGCCGCGGCTCCGCTCGCTGCGCGCCTGGTACCCGAAGGATCAGAACTCGCCCGAGAAGGCCCGCCAGGGCCGGCTGGGGCTTCGCCTGCAGGTCCAGTACCTGCCGAACGCCCTTCAGGGCGACACGACGTCGGACGTCCAGGAGATCGACCTGTGAGCGCTCTGCCCGTCGTCAACCCGGCCGACTTTCTGCCGCTGCCCGACGCAATCGAGGCCCTGAGCTACGAGGCCCTGGTCACGGGCTGGAAGACGAAGTTCAAGGGCCTCTGGCCCGACTATGACGTCGACAGCCTGGAGAGCGATCCCGGCGTCATCATCGCCGAGGCCTACGCCTACCTGCGGCTCGACGACCGGGCCCGGGTCAACGACGTCTATCGCCGGCTGCGGCTGCCGCTGGCGAACGGTGCCGACCTCGACGGCCTCGCCGCCGATCGCGGCGTCAAGCGGATCGTCCTCGTCCCGGCGACCGCCACCACGGCGGCCGTGATGGAGGGCGACACCTCGCTCCTCCTGCGCACCTGGCTGAGGATGCAGGCCTGGGGCTCGGGCTCGCCCTACGGCATCGAGTATCACGCGCGCACGCTCGGGATCCTGCATGCCGCGTCGCTCGGCACCGTCACGCAGGCCGACGTTCACGTCATCGACCACCCCGGCGAGGGGCGGATCACCTGCGTGGTGCTGGCCGCTGCCGGTCTCGCGCCGGCCGACGCCGAAGCCATGCGCGCCTTCGTCGGCAACGGCCTCATGGACCGCCGCCGGCGGCCCGGCGCCGTGTGGATCGACACGGTCCTCGCCGACATCGTGACCGTGCCCTATGCGGGCCTGCTCAAGATCCGGCGCGGGGCTTCGAAGTCGGCCCTGGTAGCCGCGGCCGAAGATGGCCTCGCCACCTACATGCTCGGCCGGCGCCGCATCGGCGCGCTCGTGCCCGTCTCGGCCATGCAGGCCGTCCAGATGGGCTACGGCGTGATCGAGGCCCAGGCCTCCGACCCTCCGGCCGACGTCGTCGTCCCCGAGACCGCCGCGGCCGAGCTCGGCGAGGTGGCCATCACTGCCCAGGTCGTCGATGACTGATCTCCGCGCGGCCGACCTGCTGCCGAAGCTGGCGTCGACGCCCTACGAGTTCGCGAACCTCGGCGCCATGCTCGCGGCGTGGCCCATCGCGGTCAGGGAGGTGCTGCGCCAGTCGGACCCGATGCACTGCGATGCGGTGCTGTTGCCCTGGCTGGCGTTCGACAGAGGCCTGCGCCTGTGGCGTGACGATTGGGCGGAGATCAAGAAGCGCCGCTACATCCGCGACGCCTGGATCTATCTGCGCCTGCAGGGCACGCCGCTCGGGGTCGAACTCTACCTAAACCTCGCCGGCGGTCGCGTCATCGAGGAAAACCTGCCGCCGGACCGCTCGTTCGCGGTCCCCGACGATGGGCTGACCCACCAGCAGGTCCTCGACCTGATGCCGCAGCTGCGGCTCTACCACCGCTTTCCGGCGCGGTACCCGAACCGGGCCGTCGCCTTCGCGGACGTCAGCTTTGCCGACAGCGCGGCCGCGGTGCCTGACGCGGGTCTGATCTTCGGTCGCTACCCGGTGATCTACGATCCGGCCACCGGCGTCGAGACGCCGGTGCAGGCGACGTCGCTCACCTCCGTCGGCCAGACCGCGACGACTGTCACGTTCACGCAGCCGACCTATGGCAAGGGCGCCGCCTTCGCGGACATTTCATTTGCCGACGATGCGTATCTCGGAAACCCGATCGGCCCGGCGCCAATCACTCTCGACCTCGCCGACCCGTCGCTCATCACGATGAGGGACACGAGGCCGCTCCCGACCAAGACGGCCGTGGCGGACCGCACGTTCGCCGACGACAGCTTCGCCGATCCCGACATCGGTGACCCCGGCACCTACGACCGGCTCTACATCTTCGATCCGACCCGGATCTCGCCGGTCCTCAACCCGGCCCGGGCCGCGGCTTTCGCCGACGTCTCCTACGTCGGCATCGCCCCCTACACGATGCTGCTGCGCATCGCCGTGCCGGGCACGCCCGACCAGGTGCACGTCGGCGCGGCCTTCGCGGACAGCTGCTTCGCCGACGCGGGGGCCTTCGCCTTCGACGCCGCCGACCGCACGAACCACGACTTCGCCCTCCTCGCGATCGCCACCGCCAAGCGCGCCGGCGACCGGATCCTCGTCGACCTCGCACCGACCTTCGCCGGCACCCGCGACGCCGCGCTGCCCAGCATGAGCGACCTCTGATGACCGATTTCCCGTCCGAGGCCACCGTCCTCGTCAACAAGTTCCAGCAGATCACCAGCGTCGACCTGACCGCGTCCTCGACGATCGGTCAGGCGACCACCGACAACGTGGTCCGGGCGTTCCTGTCGGCCGGCCAGGGCTACACGGGCTGCATCGTTTCGAAGAACGCCGACGCCAAGGGCGTCACGGTCGGCACCGCGGGCTCGACGCCCGACATCCTCTACAACCTCGGCGGCGGCTATCCCCTGCGCGCGCCGTTCAACGTCGACCTGTCGACCCTGATCAACGCGCTCCCCGACACCACGACCTCGCAGAGGATCATCATCGTGGCGAGCGGCGGCTCGAGCACCGTCACCGAGTCGCGCACGCTCGAGGACGCGTCGAAGCAGCCCGACAATCCGGCCGACCTCTGGCCCACCGTGCAGCAGGTGATCACCACCCGCGTCGTGCGGTCGATGACGGTCGACAAGGTTCCGGGCGCCATCGCCATCTCGCCGGCCGACCCGGACGTGAACCCGCTGCTGTGCAAGCTCGCGACCGTCGTCATCGACAAGACGGGCGTGCTCTCGGTCTTGCAGAACACCGACCTGCAGATCACAACGCTCGACCAAATGGCCGTGCTGGTCAAAGCCATCTCGGATCAGATCTCGGGCTATCAGTCGGCGATCAACGGTCTGCAGTCCGGCCTTGCGGCCTTGCAGGCCAGCGACGCACAGATCTTCGCCAACCTGCAGAACGAGATCGCGGCCCTGACGGCGCGCCTGAATGCCATCCAGACCAACCAGCAGACCGTCACGGACGGCGCGGTGCTGACGATCAACGAGTTCTTCAACGACGCATCCAACCTGACGCCCGGGGGAGCTTTCAGCGTCGGCTCCGGTCTCGGCTTCCCGACCAGCATCGCCAACCCATCCCAGTTCTACCCGCTGAATCCCAACTCCGCCAAGATCAAGATCATGGGCGGGAGATACCTCATGCCCGCGTTCTTCACGTCGCAGTGGGGTCCGTATTCCGCCGGCGGAACGGAGCCCAAGCTGTCGGCGAACACTGCCCCGGTGTGGAACACTGCCCTCAAGCGGAAGGGCTTCGGTGTCCAGCGCACTCGCTACGGCGCCGGCTACAAGGCCCAGGCGACGACGCAGGTCCTGGCCTCCGGCGACCCCACGCTGCTCTTCGGCATCAACCCCGGGGACCTCGTCTACCAGAACGGCTGGTACGACTGGCGCCAGACGCAGCCGGAGCTCAGCCACGGGAACGGGTTCTGGAAGGACCTGACATCGCGCGGGTACTGGACGCCCGTCAGCGACGACGGCGCTATCAGCGGCAAGAACGCGTTCTCGCAGGTCTACCGCAATGGCTACGACGCGATGATCGTGTCGTTCAACATCGACGTCTACAAGGGCACGAGGGGCGACCTGCGCCTGCTGCTCTGCGAGGAGCTGAACGGCGGCCCGCACCCGAGCGCGGTCCTGATGGACGTCACGGTCCCTTATGCCAACATCGCCAACGGTGGGGCCGCCAACTCCTTCGACTTCCCGTACCCGGTTCTGCTCAAGGGCAACACGGACTACCACTTCGTCGTGCTGACCGACGGCGACCACATGTTCGGCACCACCGGCTACACGCCCTACAGCGGCAACTCGAACGTCAACATGTTCGGCCCTGTCCTGGCCCTCACCCAGGCCGGGAACTGGCAGGGCATCCAGACCGGCAGCGCCGTGCACGTGATGGCCTGCCGGGTCATCTACGCGAACTTCGGGACGAGCACCGGCCCGATCGAGCTCAACCTGCTCTACCTCGGCGGCGGCATCGAGAACCTCGATTTCCTGGTGCCCGCCCTCGTCCCGGACGGCTGCGACATCAGTTACGGGATCACGCTGCAGGGGCAGGCCGCCTACACCCGCCTCGGCCCGATCGACCCGAAGGACGCGACGACCAACCTCATCGCCGGGCGGCCCTCCGGCATCCGGCCGTTCGTCGAGCTCGGCGTGACGACCTACACCGCGCCCATCATCGACCTACAGGCCTCCGTGAGCGGCGCCGCCGCGACCCAGGCTTCGCGGCTGGCGACTGACCTGCGCGCTGAAAGCGTCGCCCGGAACCCCGTGGACGCTACCGGAGCGGCCAAGGCGGTCACGACCGTCAAGCGCAAGGTGTTTCTCACCGGCTTCGATCCGAACTTCCACACCTACAACGAGAGCGTCGAGTTCGGGGCCAGCTACGGCACGGTCCTGGGCCCGACCTCGTTCACCGGGCCGACGGCCCAGTCGGACGGGACGTACCTGTACCAGGCCACCTGGACGCTTCCGTCGGCTCAGACGTCGTTCAAGGACCTCATGCTCGGTCACACGTCCGACACCACGAAGCAGTTCGGGCTGAAGCAGGCCCTGACGACGGCCGCGTGAGGGAAGAAATGGCGGGAGCATACGAAGGGCCGGTCGACCCGGACAGCGCCGCCAGTCTCGCAGGTCTGGCGTTCGAACAGGCCTCCGGCGTCATGCAGCAGGCCGTGGCGCAGGCGCGACAGGCGTCTGTGTCGGCGGCCTCTGCTGCCGCCTCGGCGGCGGATGCCAAGGCGGCCCAGTCTGCCTTCGGCGTCACCTACCGCTGGAACGGCACCACGGTGCAGTTTCGCACGCCCGACGGCGTCTTTGGCCCTGGCGCCGACCTTCGGGGCCCGGCAGGTGGGATCGGCAAGACGCCCGTCCTGTCGATCGGGACCGTGGTTGAAGGTGATCTCGGGGTGGAGATCAGCACCCTCGACCCCGAGAAGCCCGTCCTCGACTTCTCGCTCAAACGCGGCGCAGCTGCCTGGACCCCGGTTCTGAATACGGTCGCTGACGGCGATCGTCTTCTAGTTCAGATCAGCGATTGGACTGG